ATCCACATTCTGGTCATAAAGCTGAACAAGGTGGTATTTTAGTTTCATCAGGTTTTAAATTACCAGATGATACAAATGTTTATTACTTAGATGATGACGGACAAGGAAATGTTAGACGTTATAGTTTAAGTGGTTCTGTTAGAATTTATGCTAATAATACACAAGGCACAATTAATTATTCTACAGGACAAGTAAGAGTTAATTCTTTAAATGTTGCATCCGTAGAAAACATTAGAAGTGCAAGTGCTACAGCTATAGAGTTAACAGTTCAACCAAACTCAAATGACATAGCACCAGTTAGAGACCAAATCATAGAAATAGATGTTGCTAATTCAAACATTACGGTTGAAGCAGATACATTCGTTGGTGGTTCTGCTGACGCTGGTGTAGGTTATACAACATCATCAAGTTATTAGGTAAGTAAATGGCAAAATTTACTGATAAATTAACTCATCTTCTAAACTCACAATTACCAAATTTTGTTTTAGAAGATCATCCTAAATTTGTACAATTCCTAAAAAGTTATTATACTTTTATGGAATCTGCTGAGTTAACTTTAACAGATATTCAAACAACTGATGGTATTCAATTAGAAACAGAAACTAATCAACAAAATGAATTAATATTAGACGGTTCACGTATTGATACAGATAGAACACAATTAGATGCTGGCGATAAAATACTTTTAGAAAGTTCTTCATTTGGAAAATTTACAAGAGGTGAAACTGTTACAGGCCAAACTTCAAACGCTACAGCAACAATATTAACTGAAGACTTAGATAATAATAGATTATTCATATCTGCTCAAAATAAATTTGAAGAAGGAGAAATAATAATCGGTTCTAGTTCAGCTGCTTCTGCTACTGTAAATCTATATAGACCAAATCCTGTTCAAAACATACAACAACTTTTAGATTACAGAGATCCTGATAAAGCAATCTCAAATTTTTTAACAAAGTTTAGAAATGAATTTTTAAATACAATACCCGAAAATTTAAATGAAAATATTGATCGAAGAAGTTTAATTAAAAATATTAAATCACTTTATAGATTAAAAGGAACAAGTCAAGGTCATCAAATATTTTTTAGATTATTATTTGGATTGGAATCTGAAACAACTTATCCAAGAGAACAAGTTTTAAGAGTATCCGATGGTAAATGGAATACATCTAAAATATTAAGAGCAATAGGTACTATAGGAAATACTTCACATCTAATTGGTCGTTCAATTTCAGGTCAAACTTCAGGCGCTACCGCTCTAGTGGAAAACGTTTTTAAATTTCAAATAGGTTCAGATGAAGTTTCAGAATTTGTTTTAAACGCTGATAGTATTAGTGGAACTTTTCAAGTAGGTGAAGAAATAAGAGCAACAAGTTCAGACGCTTCTGATACTTTTATAAAAGCAACAATTACTGGTTTACCAGATAATGCCACATTAACAAATGACGGAAACTTATATGCAATAGGAGATACAGTATCAATAACCTCTGGTGGACAAGGTGCTATTATTCAAGTTAATGCAATTGGTCGAGGAGGCATTTCAGAAATATTAATTGATGATGTAGGTTCAGGTTATGAAATTGAAGATGAAATTGTTTTTGACAATTCAGGAACAGGTGGAGGTAATGCTCGTGCAAAAGTTTCAGTTGTTAACGGAGGTTTCACACAAGAAGAATCAACTTCTACAGTAGATGACCATATTGTATTAGAAGATGAAACTACGAGAGGCGATCCATATTCAGGCAATAAAATTGTACAAGAAACAGGATCAGGTGATATTACAGATGTAAGAATTTTAAGTAATGGAAGTAATTACTCTACATTACCGACTTTAACAATTACAAGTTCAGGTGGTTCAGGTGCTAGACTGTTAGCTTATGGTACTGAGATAGGAAGAATATTAGATTTAAAAACAATTGAATCAGGTAAAGGTTATCAAAATTCTCCAACACCTCCTACTTTAACACTTCCTGTAAATGTTTTATTTAAAGATATTTCAGGTAACTTTAGTATTAATGAAGAAATATCAGGTTTAGGTGATGACGGTTCAACCACAATAACAGGAACAATAACAAGTATAGATACATCTAAAAATATTTTAAAAATAGGTGGAACTACAGGTACTTTTGGAACAGATGTTACTTTAACAGGAACAACTTCTGGTGCTGAATGTGTAACTTTAAAATTAGACCGTGCTACAGCATCAACAACAGTTGTTTCTCAATTAGATACTGCTGGTACTTACATCAACCAAGACGGTCACATTTCTGAATCAACAATGAGAATACAAGATAGTTTATTATATCAGGATTTCTCTTATGTTGTAAAAGTTGGTCGTTCTATAGTAGATTGGAGAGATTCATTCAAATCAACTATGCACAGTGCAGGTTTCTATTTTATAGGTCAAGTTGATATTGAAACAAGATTAAATGCTCAATTACAAAACGTTTCTACAGTAAATTCAGGTGCAGAGGGTTCACCAATACAAGATGTATTAAATACTTTATTTACAACATTGTTTGGTAGAAGATTAGGAACAGAAACAGATGGTACAACTTTAAGTTCAAATCCTCAATTAGGTGTCGGTGTCGTACCAGGAGATAGTACAATAACACAATTAGGTGCTGGTGAAAGAGATGTTACATTAACACAAAAAGTAACTTTAAAATTACCAGATTATAAAGAAGTTACCACTTATAGAAATAACTCTACAAGATTCGGTGTGGGTGTTACAGGTCCTATGTTTAAAACATTAAACAAACACTTACTAGGAACTAACTTTGGTAATCAAATTAGAATTGAACAATTGGCAGATTTGAGTTTAGAAAGTACCAAAAATACATCTCTATACTCAATAACACCAACCTTTGATGATTATAAACAAAGAATTAAAATTAACTTTGCGATACCATCTGAAATCGGTGAGAAAGATAATAATAGTTTTGATGAAACAAATATTACTTTTGATACAGATTCATATAAATTTGATGTCGCTTAACGGTATAAATAGTATTATTAGAAATTAAAAGATATGGCAAAACAAACAGTAAATATAGGAACAGTCGCAAATGACGGTACTGGTGACGAAATCAGAACCGGTGGTGATAAGATAAATGATAATTTTAACGAACTATATGCTCATCTAGGAGGAGATACTCTTCCTTCAACTATTAAGATTGATTTTAGATCACCTACTAATACAGGACAATCTGGTGATGTAGCAGGTTTAATTACATTCGATAACACTCATTTATATGTTTGCACAGGTACATATGACGGTACAACAGTAATTTGGAAAAGGATTACATTAAGCTCATATTAACATTATAAATATTGTAAAAGGAATAACAAATGGCAGCGATTATAACAAATAAGTTTAGAATCCATAACTCAGAGCAGTTTGTGGAATCTTTTTCAGAGGCTTCATCAAATGTATATTATTTGGGAATAGGAAGACCACTAGATTTTACCACTTCAACAAGAGGTGACAGCAGAACCGAAAATGAAGGTTCAGATGTATCACCACTTACACCTGTAGATTCGGTTAAAGATGAGTTTTATGTCTATGATGATTTACTAGCTGCCAAAAAAGTAACATCAACAGATGTATCTTATGTAATTCCAAGAAGAAACTGGACAACTGGTACAGTCTATGATATGTATAGACACGATTATGGAAACAGAATTACCGGCACAACTACAGCGAAAACATCCGATAGTGGTGCTTCTAGTCTATGGGACTCAACTTTTTATGTTGTAACAGATGATTACAATGTTTACAAATGTTTAGATAACAATGGTGGTGCAACTTCTACAGTTGAACCAACAGGCACATCAACATCTATTTTAACAACAGCTGATGATTACAAATGGAAATATATGTACTCATTAACAGCTTCACAACAAGTTAACTTTTTATCAACTGACTTTATGGCCGTTTCTACAGACTCGACTGTATCATCAGCTGCTACAGACGGTGCAGTTAATATTGTAAAAATTAAAACTGCTGGTTCAGGTGGTACTGTAAATAATACTTTTACCAATATTGATATTAGAGGTGACGGTACAGGCGGTAAAGTTTCTGTAACAGTAGCTTCAGGTGCAGTATCAGCCGTAACAGTTACAAATGCAGGTTCTGGTTACACTTTCGCATATATTAGAAACGCAGATATAGTAACTGCCGGTGCAACCGATTTAACAGGTGCAGAATTAGATTGTATTATAGAACCAAAAGGCGGACACGGTTTCAATGCAATAAAAGAATTAGGTGGTTATTATGTAATGTTGAACACTAACTTTGAAGGCGCAGAAACTTCAAACTCTGGTGACTTTACTACAGAAAATAATTTTAGAAGAATTTGTTTAGTTAGAGATCCAAATTCAGGTGGATCAGCCGCTTCAGCAAACACATTAAGAGGTATGAAAGCGGTTAGATTTGCAGCTTCACCTACTCCAGGTTCATTTACAGTTGATGAAGAAATTAATCAAGCAACTACAGGTGCCGTTGGTAAAGTAGTTGAATGGGATTCTACAAACAGAATTTTATATTACATTCAAACAAGATTCAATGATGAGGGAGTTGATAGTAACGGTAATCTAACTGCTTTCTCAGGAACAAATGTTATCACAGGACAAAGTTCAAGTGCAACAGGAACACCAACTGGTACAACTGAAACTGTAGATAATGTATCACTAACAAGTGGTTATGCAGGTGCTGAAATTGACGCTGATACTGGAGATATAATCTACGTAGAAAATAGATCACCTATCACAAGGGCTTCAGATCAAACAGAAAATGTTAAATTAATTATAGAATTTTAGAGAGAGGAATAAATGCCAAGTCCAACTGACTTTAACCTCACGCCATATTATGATGATTTTACGGAGAGTAAAAAGTTTCACCGTATATTGTTTAGACCAGCATTTGCTGTTCAGGCGAGAGAATTAACACAATCACAAACTATATTACAAAATCAAGTAGAAAGAATGGGAGACCATTTTTTCGAAAAAGGGGCTATGGTTATTCCTGGTGAAATTGGATATGATTTAAAATATTATGCTGTAAAACTTTCTGCTAAATCAGTTTCAACAATTTCATCATATGTTGGTGTAGAATTAACAGGCGCAACATCTGGTGTTAAAGCGACAGTAATAAATGCTACTGCTAATGATGGTACAGATCCAGATACTCTATTTGTAAAGTATTCACAATCAGGTACAAATAATACAGATAATGTATTTGC